GTTTTTAAGATGTTCATTAACTCCGCTAAGAGAATCTTTAAGTTGAACATATATATTATCGTAGTTTTCTTGGTTAATAATTGATTTATCTGTTGACTCAATTACTAACTTAACTAAAGAATTTCGGTTTAGCCCAGAATCACTCTTTAATTCATTTAATACGTTGTTTACGAAATCCTTCATTTCAATACAAATTATTTTATTTTATTTATCATTACTTTCTAATCTTTTTAGCCGATTTATTTATCTTCTGACTATAGTTAGTTACTTTGATTTAGATGAAATCTTTTTAGCAAGCTTAGAAAACTTTGATTTCTTTCCAGATTTTTTACCAGCATTTGATACCTCAGTTCTAATTTTTTTAGGATTAGGCATCCCATATCTGTTAACCGCGGCCGGGGTTGCCTTCTTCTTAACTATACTATTTCTAGATATTGTAAACTTCCTTTTATTTTCACGGATAATAAGCTCGTTTATTTTAGCTTCAAGTTCCGATATCTTAGATTCTCGATTATCAATTTCAGCAACTTCAACTACCGCTTCCTTAATTGCAGAAGTGACTTCTGTTTGTTGAGATGGCCGTCTCCATTCACCATTATACATTAACGTTTCAGTATCATCCTGGGACACTGACGTTAAGTAAAATACCTGTTTAGATGATTTATAAATTGCTTCGCTATCTGTCTGAGCTACGGTAAACGAAATTTCTCCAGTTGAAAGGTTTTCTGATTTTGAACTCTTATCGTTATCTACTTTAATTTTTCCAGCAGATGTTTCAAATACCAGTCTATAACGTGCTCCACTTAGATTAAGATCTAACGGAACTGACTTGTTGTTTATTACATTAAATAGTTTTAACTTTATTGAATTATCAAATGGAGATAGTACAAATCTAAGTTTTCCAGGTCCAAATATTATTTCATCAGAAATATCCTTAGTTTTAGTAATCCCACTGTTATTAGATACCGAAATATTATTATTGCTAAAGAATACAGGAACGTATTCTATTGATTTTATAGGTTCACTAGCAGGAATTATATCACCATCAAATCCTGGAGCAAATGAAGGTTCTATGAACAACTTAGTTGATTCAAAGTCTTTTTTAATTATTTTGTTATATATTTTCTGAGATTGTGGTTCATCTGTTAACGGAATAACATTTAACTTTCTTCCATATTTCTTAGGAGATATTAGAGAGAATGATGCTTCCCTGATTATTTGCTCTCCGTTTCTCCTGTTTGTTAATCTAGATAACAGATCAATAGACATACTGACTGCAGATCCTGCGTTCTTAAGAACTGGTCTATATACTAGTGGTTCATCCCAGTCATCCTCTTGGAATATAACAAACCTAGATGTATTTATAAAGGAGCTTCCCACTTGCTCAAATACGCTAAGTTGGTGAATAATAACCCAGTCATCATTAGGATTTCGTTTATTTAATATTGAAATTAATTCCTCAGGGAATCCTCCATTCCAAGTAAGGTAGTATTCTATAAAATCTCCACTACCTGCTTCTGAAATAGAGGCTCCTACATTATCAAATTCGTTAGTCTGTGAAACAGAAGCGTCGTAGTTTTCTGAAATTTCAAATGCATCAAATTTAACGTTAGAATTAGTAGATATTTTGGATCTTTTAGCACACTCAGATAATGATATGGATATTGGAGAATTTAGTATAAATCCGGAATATCCAGAATCCGTTGGTGTAATAGCAGCAGCGAGTGTATTACCTGGAATAGGAGCAACGCTGAAGTCTTGATTTAAATTCTTAATGGACGGCACTAAAATATCTATGTATCTATCAAATTGGGAGTCTGCTAAAAATAATGGTTTTGAATTAAATGTTATTAATTCTCCTATCGTCTCTGGCGCAAGTAAAATATTAGCAAATAAATGATTCTTTCCATTGTTTTGTTTGTTAATTATTGCTAGTATAATTGCTTCAAATCCATCGAAATCAAATCCTGAAACAAAGTGAAATCTAACTCTGTCATGTACAACATTCCATCCAGTTAATGATGTTTCTGTCATATCATCATCGTAGTCCGTATAATTTGGAATTTTTTCGGAGTCAGCATATACGACGGTATTATTACCAATTGGTATTGCAGTAAGGTCTTTAATATTCTTAGTTGATGAAAACGATGAGTCTTCATTGTATATTTGATATACTCCTGATTTGTCATTCTTCAATAGAGTGATATTATCGTTTAAAAAGTTAAGAGAGCCAATTGGCTCAAACATATACTCAACCACGCAATATGGTGTTAAACTTATAAATCTACTTTCTGTCATTGTATATGGATTTTTTATAAACCAAAGGGCCTAAATAGTTTTTTAATCGGTTTGTTTAAGTTATATGTTGCAGTAACTCCGAACATAAAACCATGGCTTGCGTTGCCACTTGGATTTAACACTAATCCGTATCCAATTGATGGTCCGAACACAAATGAGCTTTCGTTTGATTGAATCATCTTTTTATCTATAATTGATCCTTGAATATCAGTTGCAGAGAATCCAGGATAGTCTGATTTAATAAATATTTCGTACGAATCCTTACCTTCCTTTAGTCCAGTAATAAATGACATTCCAAACGTGTTTTTGGTTAGTGTAGTATTAACATTTGTTACCTTGTTTGAATCTAGCTTGAATCTAGTTTCTCCAGATAGGCTTTGAAAATTACCAACGCTAAACGTAGTGTCTCTATTCCAATTCAATCCAATAGAACCGTCAGCATATAGAATAGTTTTGGTTTCTACTTCTACTGTGTCGTGTATAATTTTAACCTCAGTCTTTATTACAATCTTAGGGTTATCCTTAAGATCCTTTACTTCATCATATAGTTCTCTATTAAGATTCTTTAACTCGTTCTTAGATGCAATGAGGGTGCTTTTCTCAAACGTTAAATCTCCACTCTTATCTCTGTAAGTAGTTACACTATCCGATAATGCAAGTTGATTCATATTTGCAATTTTTAATTCATTGTTTAGGTTTGCCGAATTGCCACATTGTTTAAGGTATAGTAGCGCAATAACAACAATAACTATCGTTAGCAAAGTATTAATATTAATATGTTTTAGTCTATCTATCATTACGAGTTTACAATTTCAGTAAGTACATCTTGTGTTAGTTTATAACCAGTTTCTTCTTCTATTTTATTTATCAAAGAAATTTCAGACTCTCTTAAAGTATTAAGCTCTTCGCTTATTATATTCCTATCGTCGAATAGAACTGATATTTTCTTCTCTAATTTTTTTATCTCAGCGTGTATTTCACCGTATCTATTTACGATGCTCTTAAGAGTTTTCCTATCTTGTTGTTTTATATTCATTAATCTATAATTTTAACTTCTAACGGACCTGATAATAGATTTTCTATTTTTCTAAGTCTTGATTCCACTCCGGACATGTCCGTCGGCATTGATGAAGACATTGAGCTATTTGACATTGATTCTGATGACATTGAATTATCGGTGCTTTCTGAACTAGTAGTCACACTAGACACGGCGGTGCTTTCATCATTTAAAACTTCTGACATAGTAACTGAATCATTTGGCATATCCTCTTTAATTTCTTCATTTTTAGGAGTATTAATAGGCGCTATATTCTTATCTATACCTAATTTAGATTTAGCAACTTCAATTCCACCAGATACTTCATTGGAAACCGATCCCATTTCAGCTTCAATTGAGTTATTGATTGAGTTTACTTCAGTTAAATCTCCTTCGATACTTGAATTATCGTTTAAAATTTCGTCAGGTGATACAGAATCATTTATAGAATCATCGTTTAATGAATCATCAGATGATTCAGCAATGCCGAACCTTTCCCTTAGCGCTGATACATCGTCAAAGCTAAATGATTCGTCATCTAATGAAGGAGTACTTGATTGTTCGGAGGAGTTTACTGAATTAATGTTAGTTTCTTCGCCTTCATTAATTTCACTATTTGTCGTCTCATTTAATACATCTCCGCTGGTTTCTGTAGTATTTGTTATATCTGACGACATAACTGAATTGTTAATAGTAGGAGATTCAGTTTGTACCTCACCTGTGTCTGAGCTACCTATGCTCGCTTCATAATCTTTTTCAGTTTTTTCTAATTTAGCTTGTGCCGCATCATTTTGACTGTTAATACTGGATATTTCATTTGTAACATTTTCACTTATATTATTAAACACATCACCTGCATTGGTGGTATATTCATCCATTGATATATTTCCATCTACATTTGTATCAAAGCTAGCATCTGTCGTTGGTGCGTTAATTGGGGAAGGAGCAGTTACTTCAGTAAAATTATCTTCTTGTTCGCTTATAGGTGCCGGAATTACCGTGTCAGTCTCTGTAATTGTTTCAACTGACTCAACAAGTGCTTCATCTATCTCCGGATCAATTGACTCTACCTCATTTTCAGGTTCAGTTTCAACCGTCTCAGTTTCACCATCATTTATTGGCCCATCTACACTACCGCCTTCTTCAGAAATTTCATCAGGATTTATTGAGTCAGATGAAGGTTCAGTTTCCTCAGAAATTTCATCAGGATTTAATGCATCTGTGGTAATCTCATCGTCTTCGGGTTCTTCGCTAATTTTAGATGCTGGATTTCCTTGTTCTTTAACTGCAAGAAATAACTCTGTACTTGATAATACTCCACTTGGACCATCTACTGCTTGTTTAAAACTACGAGAATAACCTTCAATAGGACTGTCTTCCCCTTCTGGATCTTCTAAAAATTTATCTCCAAATTTTATAAAGTTATCCCACGCAGAATCAGGGTTGCTCAATCCGGCAATTAAGCCGCCTATTTCTTGTCGTATCTTAAGAATATATGCATCTGCTCCATCCTCTTTATATTTAATAGCCTGTTTTAAATATCCCTTTGTTTTTTTTAAACGTTCAGCGGAATTTTCTAATTTATATAATTTCTTTACTAAAGGTTTAAGTGGATCTCCATATTCTAATAAATTAATATATTCTGTAGATATTCCTTGAAATGGATCGCCACCACCAAACCCGCCTCCTTCAGGAAACATTTTAACAAAGGTTTCTCCCATTCCTACATTCTCGGCTTCTGCCATGGCAATAGGCCATATTTCATTAAATTCAGCAAGTTTGGCATTATACTTAGCAATGTTTTTGTTAACCCTTTCTATATTAGCATCTGCCTTTTCTGAAAAAAGATTTTTGAATGCATCTAATGACATTTAAATCAATTATTTTTTATTATTTATTAGAGTTTCAAGCGAGAAGGTAAATTCACTTTGATAGGATTATTAGTAGATTCCTTTATTTTTTCAATCTCAATAATTCTTTCATTCTCATCTTCAATGTCTTTATTGATAATATTAAGAAGTAGAGAATATTCCATGTATTCTAGATTATATAGTGTGTCAAAGCTTTGGTTAAGCTTCACCGCTAAACGAGCATTAAGCTCAAATAAGTTCATCAAGTCTAGTTGAAACAATGAAAATATCTTTGACAGTGAAGCTTCCTCCCAAAAAAATTGAGCTCTCCAATCTTGTTTTACATTTTTCACATACACCAGTTGCTCGATTAGTAGATGCTTTCCTAAGCATTTCTGTAATCTTGTGAATAATTGTAAATTTTTTGTCACTCCATCCTAGTGATTCCTGTTTTAATTGTGATATGTTATCCATTGTTAATCTTCTCCAATCATGTACAAGATATGGACCGAATTTATAAAATGCTTCGTCTATTTCAAAACCTGAATTAATTTCTGCTTTACGTTTTTGCTTAAATTTATCTATTACTCCAGATGATGGAATATATAAGTTAAGAGTTTCTCCTAGTTTTTCAGATACAACCGTGAACCCTTTATCTTTTTCGTTATAATGTTTTAGTAATTCATCGGGTATATTAAATCCTAATAGATTTTTACTAGTTACTTGTATCTTATTTACATGTTTACACTTTACAGATGGACATCTTAAGTTCGCAATTAATTTGTTTTCCTGATTAGGAAACGTTAATTCATGTATTCTAAATAGAATATGATATCTATCAAAATCAGAATAATCTTTGAAATTTAAAGGCTGAGGATTTCCTTTTACTTTAAACTTTGTACACGCGTTCAATACAAAGTTTATCTTTTCTTTTACGTCAAGTGGATCATGTTCATCCATTGTAGACCAGTGTCTAATTTCCTTGGCTTTTGCGGATCGTATTAGTAATTCAACTCCATCAGGATAGAACATTCCCATCGATGGCAATAATTCTAAATTTAATAGTTTCCAAGGAGAATCTTCAGCAGAAGATAGTTGAATCTCCCGTTCTTCGTAACTCCTAGCTTTTCCTAAACTTTTTATAGGTTCAGTTGATTCCATAGGTTTGACATGTTCATCCGATGGTTTATTAATACCATGTTTTGCATCTATCGCGTCCAGCTTATCAAGACCTTCCATTTGATTATCATCCATATAGATATTATGTTTTTTATATTATATTAATAAACAGACCACTAGTTTTGTAAACCGTGTGTTTATGTTAATATTATTTATTGGATTATGAACCTAAGAACTCAGAGAAGCTAAGTGCTAGGTGGGATGACTCGTATATCCGTTCCATCGAATCTACGTATATTTCCTGATTTTCTAAAGTCTCAGGATCTGTTATGTATATTTTTATAGTATGATCTCGTCTATTAACTTCAACTTTATATAGTTTTCCAATAACGGTTCTTCCGTTTTTAGAATCAAGCTGAGAATTAACTAACATTCCTCTAACTCTCATTCCAGGCCTAAAGAAGTGATTTATTACATTTACGTTAGTTTCAAATTCTGATATTCCGATATCTCCTTTCTTAGACGACATGTCACTGAGTGGAAGTTGTTTAATAGAAACACCTGGGGTAAATTGACTCCTACCCATAACAAAGTTAAAATCTCCACTTTGCCCAGTGAATGGAAGACCTCTCATTCGATCTCTTTGTTGAAATCCAGTGAACCCGTTATTTTCGTTTATCTTACTCATATTAGATAAAGGGCTGTGTATTCTTTCTATGTCCTATTATAGTGTATGTAGCAGGAAGTGATGGAGCTGGTACTCCAGCTGCGTCGGTAAATTCAAATTTATCTAGGACAAGATCTAATATTTTACCTTCTAAATATGTTTTTGGATAAATCACGGCCGATGCATCATCATTGTGAACTCCCCATATTTTAATATAGTCAGTTGCAATTCCAAGAACACTTACAAATTCAACTTTGAATATTGCACCAAGAGCGTTACCAATCTTATCCGCTACACCAGGTCCGCCTACCTGTAAATATTTAATGGTTGTTTTAGTAATATCTGATTGTCTCTTATCGGCATTTATATACACCGGTTTATATGATACTGTATCAGTAAGAGAGATTATTTCAGTTGCAAAGTCATTCATTTCTATAGTTATTATTTTACTTCTCCATATATAATTAGTGCCGATATCTTAACAGTATATAGAAGATTCGGATTAACTATCTTTATTCTATTTATCAGATCTTTTGGGTCATTTGACTTAGGATTTGTAAACAAGGAAAAGAAATTATAAAGAGGATGCTTTTTATATTCTAACGTCTCCGCGTCTTCTATCCAAAGATCAACTGATTTGTTTACAATATCAATCTCTTCTCCGTTATCGTCCTTAATTGGGTATATTACCTTTAACATTATTCCTCTTACAAATATGGATCCTTGTGTTAAGTCTAAAACAGGAGATCCTGCAGTAAGAATTTGATTATCAAATAGAATTATTTCTCCATTATCAACCTCTGCTCCTAAATTGATGCATGAATATCCATCCACTGGAAATGCAAAGTCAGGAAGACAAAATTCTCCGCTCGTTTTTTCTTTTTCAACTATTTTGAAGCACTTGTCATCAAATAGCTGTAGTATTGCTTGATTATCAGATGCGCCGTTTATACACACATCATTAATTTTAGGAATTGCCATTTATTCTTTACATTATTTTATATTTTCCAGTCCTAGGGTCGATTTCTTTATTTAATGTTATTGGTGTATCTCCTCTAACATCCTTAACTTGTCGATCTGAATCCTTAACTAATAGGTCTGACGGTTTAGTCATTTTAATTCTTCCAATTTCTTCAGCATCTGTAATATCGCCTATGTCTTCATGTTCCTCAACCGGTGGATCTATTTCAGGACTCTCGTTATTTTCCGTGGTTCCACTATTTGTATCCTCTATCAAATCATTAAATTTAATATAGAAGTGCAATGCAGTAAGTGACATAATAGGTAAAGTTCCTCCCTGTATAGTTGCTAAAAATCTACGGTGATCCAATATATCCCAATCTTCAAATAGCGGCCTAATGAGTTCAATCCAAGCGATGAATCCCTCACCGCTTGGATTAATATCCTTAAATTCATAAAATATGTTACCTATTATTTGAATAGCGGTAACTAGTCCAAATAGGAACCAGATAGATCCCTTGCTCATTTTGATAGAAGCGGCGGATACCGACGCAAGTGCGAATATCTCAATTGCTACAGATAGATATATAGCCCAAGATATAGGATTACCTAGATCATACCAACTAACTACATGACTGATTGACATGATTACAACTAGTAGAATTGGAAGCAAAAATGAATTGCGAACTATTGTATCTCTATTGTTTCTAAACCAATTAATCATGTTATCGTTGAAGCTCTTTTATTCTATCCTTAATTATGGTATGAAATCCCATTAATTGAGGAGTTCTATCTACTCTAGAAATAGTATCATCTAAATATAGGTATATTGACAACTTTTCAGTTCTTAATATATCTGGAATAGAATCAAGTTTCGAGTCTTTTATGATAATTACTCTATTTAGGCTATCAATTAACCTAATATTTACTGACTCAGATGCTTCCATTTTAGAAATGGTTCTACCTCTTCCGCAAGAACGAAAAAATAATATAACCATTATTGATACCAAAATGTAGATTCGGTACTTTTTTATAAAATCTAACATAATACTCGTATTTTTATTATTTATCATTCATATAATTATAATAAACTTGTTAATGCAGTGTATATTCCAATTCCAACTGTGGTCATTGCTATTGATAGATATGCAATGTCATATATGAATTTCTTTTTCACATAACTTCGGTATTTGTAACTTATTTTAACGACATATCCGTAAAAGTCATCAGATAATACTCTTTCATAATCTGCTTTGATTGAATCTAAAATTCCTTCTTTCTCAAGAAAATCGGTATACTTTTTCATTGCATCAGATACAAACTTTAATTCAACAGATTCTTGTGAGTCTTCTGTGTACATTAAAAGTTCCGGATTTAAATTAACTCCTACTAATATATCATGTCCTCGTTTTATAAGACCGAGCTTTTTAAGCTTACCGTCAGATTCAATCTCGGATAGTATTGATTTATATCTATTAAAATACGATATATCTTCTAGTGCACTAGTTAGTGACTTTATTACTAGCTTTGGGTTAATGTAGTTATTATTCATAGGTCAAATATGTGATTTAGTGTTTCCTTAAATCCAGGATTTTTTTCTAGAACTTTAGACTTTATGTCAGTTCGTATTTTTCTAAGCTTAGTTTTTACCGTGTTTTCGTTTATCGAATATCTATCTGCTATACTTTTAACTTTTTCTTTTTTAATCATTTTGTCTATTGCGATACTTTGTAATAGGGTATCTTCAATTTCATATATTTCAGAAATAGTCATTTCATATAACGATTTGAACTCGTCTTCAAATTTAGTAAAATAATCGTCATCGTTGGATTCTCCGCGGTCATGTCCATTTTCTATACTAGTTGTTCTATTTTTTTTCTTCATATGAAGAAAGTACAAGGTCTCATTGCGTGCTATCGTGTAAATCCACGTAGTAAAACGTCCCTTACTAGAATCAAACTTAGATACGTTATTAAATATTTTTTTAAGTGTCCACTGTAGGGCCTCATCAGTATCATCATTGTTTTGACAAAATTTCCAAATGTGATACCTTAATTTTGGATAAACCAGTGATGCTAGTTCATTTTTTTCTCTTTCGGTTATTGAGCTGTCTCTGAAGTTTTGTGATATTTCTTGAATTCTGTCATTGATGATTTTATTAGTTTGTTCAAATCCCATTTACGCTAATCTTTTATTTTTTTTGTTATCTATGTTAGTAATAATATCTACACACACTTGACATTTTTCGTATTCTTCAGTTTCTTCAAAAAATGAGATGCATCTATTTAAGCTAGTTATAAACTTATCACGGGTCAAATTGATTGAATAATCCTTAGATTGTACAGATATTTTTACCACATTAATTTCATCTATTTCATAATTCATATAGTTTTCTTGTATCGAATTAATAACATTATCATATATCTCTCTCTTATAGTCTTCGAAAATTTGATCGATAGTTACATCTCCTGTGAACTGTAGTTTTCTCATGCGATTATTTTTATTTAGCATATTATTACTAAATATATTATACCACTTTAATTACTGCTATTTAAAGAATTTATCTTTTAATTTTTGCATATGACTCAGTGTGTCTAAATTAAATACATCCTTTGAATCAGAAGATACTACCTTGCGTGACTCATTATTGCCTGTATTCATTTCACGAATTTCATCAAAATCATATTGGGATTTTTTACCTCCTGTTCTATGTATACTAAATATTTGTTCTTCTAATTCTTTTACATATTCTGGAGATTGACGCTCAAATGTTTCTACTGCTATGTCCCAGAATTGAGAAGACTCAAATATAGATGAAAGATTAACTGATGTCATCGCTAGGTCATCATTTCCATTTTGTCCCCTATATACTCCACCTTTAGATCTGCCGAATGATTGTAGCTCTGTAACTGTAAACTCGTCATTAGGAATAATTCTATTAATTGTAACTAGATATTTGAATTTCTCACAATATTTAATTTTATTAGTAGGCCCTAGTCGTAATCCGGGCTTTAATTTAACTGCTGCTTGTGTATGTTTAGTATGTACTATTTGACCTGACCAGTAATTATCATTCTCCTTGAATCTGTCTAGTATAATATCTCCCTTATGATTAAGCTCTATTACTATGCGTGTTTGCTCTGTGCTAAATATGTTATATATAATATGCTCACATGCGTGTGCAAATTCTCCAATATCTAATTGATTTGATCTCAAATATCCAACTTGAACAATTGATATAGCGTCCATTTCATTTTTAACGATTTCCTTTTTCTTTATTAATTCTCGGATTGGCATGCTCACTACCTTATATATATTCAACACCGAATAATCTGCACCGATACCATCCGCAGTGTCTATACTGAATACGAAATTAGATTTATCTTCTTTCCAATCATCTAATGTTCGACATGCATATTTATTATGGAAGAATAGATATTCGTTTACATG